AACAAGTGTTTAACCAGTGGCGACAGACCGTTTGTTGATCCTGTAGCCATGCCATCAAATGATGCAAAATCTGTTATTGATCCGCGTTGGCGGTATAGCGCGCCGCCATACATAATGGTTGCTAATTTAACATCTTGGCTTGGCACCGATGTCAGGCTGTCAAAATATCCGACTTCCTGCCTGCGACGGTAACAAAAAGAATTTGATGCCGCTGCGCAGATTGTTAAAAATGTTGTGTCGCCTGCTGTGGCTGTGCCAATGCCGATCCAATCCTCGATGTCTGTTGCTGTGATCCATGTGCAGGTCTGCGTGTATGTAACAACACCTGAATAGTCTGCAACAAATTCAACTGCTGTGCCTGTGCATGCGTACAGCAGTTGGTTTGGTACGGCAACATTTGTGTTGTATAGAAATTCACCAGTTTCAGCATCAACGCCTTCGAATTGGTATTGCGGTAACGCTAAAACTGTGAATGTTCCAGTGAATGGTGCTGCTAAACCTGAAACCGCTACTGATTCGCCTAACGCGATCTCTGACGGTTCAAGTGTAGAAATGCACGCATAATTATCTAGCAGTTGTTTCGTGGCTGTTTTATATGTTGCCATAAGCGGTTTGGCCGCCTACGACTAAGCCAGCGCTAGTTTTTGCAAGAACGCAGATTTTGCTACAAATGTTGCAAAATAGCCGTAGTAACTAAATGTGCGGCTGAGTGTCGACGGTACTTCTACCGAAACGATGCCCTTTTGCTGTTCGTAAACTTCATAACCTGGCGCATAGGCAACAATCATTGTGTTTGATGCAAAATTGTTGTCAACAATCAAAGTCAAACCAAGTGGATTCAATGACGAATACGACAAGTCTGCACCTGCTGTACCAATTGAATTTTGGCTGATGACATTGTTGCCGTTAATTGCAGGGAACAATGGACGCTTCGAATTGTCCAACTGACGGCCAAGCAATTCCCAAACATTTGGCGACACAAACAAATGTGTCGGGAAATAGTTTGAAATGCTTGCGATGTTTACCGCGCAACCATAAAGCGCTGTCATCAATGATGACGGATCGGTTTGGTTGACTGTCCATGTCACACCTGAAACTGTGCCACCTGAAACCATGTTGTCGGCTGCGATGTTGTCAGTTGCAATCAGATATTCGCCAGCCAAGTCATTCAAAACTAGATTCATGGCTGCTGGATCGGTGAAATCCATGTCCTGATAAGTCATTGTGACCTGACCAGCAACAGTTGTTTTTGTAACTGTGTTTGATGCAATCACCATCGTTGTTGCTGATGCGGCAACGCCTTCGGTTTGTGTCGCTGCCGAAGTGTGCGTCGTGATCGTTGGTCGAATAAATGTTTTGCTTGGTGTGTTCGGCATAGCGCGTGCGCCTAATGCTGAAACAACTGGACGCACGAAATTCAAATCTTGAAATAGTGGCCCAAGAACTGGAACTGGCAACAAACCAGGTGTGTCGGTTGTAAGAATGTCGCCTGCTGCTGCTTGCAACGCTGTCTGTTGCTTGCCTAATGCTGCTTTGTAGGCTTCGTTGACTTTGCGGAATGTATCGCCGCCAATGTGCATCGCGGCAAGATAATCGCCTGCTGATGGCATTTTAAATTCTTGTTTTGGTTGTGCCCAAAGTTTCTCAACAGTTGCTGCTGCTGCTTCAACTACTGGTGCTTCAATTTTTTCGGTCATGTCTGTTTCCTTTGTTGTGTCTTGTTCTGATTGTATAGCAGGTTCTACTGGTGTTTCGTGGATAGTCTCGTCGGCTGGTTTGCTGGCCGCGACCCGTTCAATCAATGCGCCGCTAAATGCGCCTTGACTGACTAGCGATAATTCTGTCCATTCGGCCGATTCGACGATCATTGTGCCGTCGTCGTCGTAACTGAATTTAATTGGATTTACGCCAACCGATACAGCGTCAATAACGCCGTCATTTGCAAGCGTCAAATATTCGTCGCCCAATCGTGTGGCGCTGATTTTGGCTGTGAACATCATGCCCTGTGGTGTGTCTACGCGTTCAACTAATTTGCCAATAATTTGGTTGCTGTCATGCTGTCCAAAAAGTTTCGGGTCGCGACCCGTGACTGGTAACGACCCTTGCAAAAATCGTACCCGTGTTCCGTCTGAAACTGTTGCTGTTTCGTCGTAGGTAACTGCAACACCGCTGATTGATCGGCGCGGCAATCCGTCTGCCGCTGCCGCATCAACCGTGATCTGTGAGGGGACTAATTTGATCATGATGGCAACACTACACTTTCTTCATCTGTTGTTTCGCGCATTTCGTCCATTGAGTATTCGCCTTTCAAATATTGTTCAACATCAAATTCGACATAGGTGCCGTTAGGTAGCACATTGTTTTGGCTAAGTGTGCCAGCGATGCAATCGGCGTAAGCGCGAACGCCAAATGTCCACAAATCCATGCGCGATTCGGCTGATGACTGGTATGAATACGACCCGACGCTGATGCCTGCCAAATATGGCGGAATATTGCACAATCGGGCCATTTCCATAGCCTGAAATTCAGCGCTATCAATCAACAGCATTTTGTCAGGTGATGTCAATGTTTCTGTGTAGGTAACAAATTCGTTTAATGCGGCTGTTTGGTTTGTTTCGCGTGCCGCGTTAAATGATGCCGCTAAATCTGCTAATTCCTGTGCGCTTAACGGTTCGCCGCCTGTTTGTCGAAGTACGCCAGCAGGAATGGCCGATGATGCGTTTCTGTAGCGTGCATTTTCTAGTTTTAACGCTGTTGCGACGGCTTGTTCCGACATGTAAATGATGCCCTGTATTGGCGACAAAAATTGGATCACATCATCAGGATTTAATTCCGCGCCTTGAAACATGATTTGTTTTGATGGTGCAAACCAAACTGGCCCTGATTGATCCAATGTTTGGATCATCGCGGCAGGTATTCGTGTAAACGCTGTTGGGTAATTGTCAGCCGTTCTCGCAGTTACATAGAGGAACGACCTTCCAAAAAAGAATAGGTCGTCCAGTAACCAGGCGAGTGTAAATGAATTTGGCACACTTGGATCGATGCGGCGTAACCATGTGCGCGGCGCTAATGGCACTTTTTCCATTTCGTTGCCGTTCCAAATTTCGGTGTACATTTTTAAATTCATGCAACTAATGACGCTGGCCATTAGATCGCGTGCGCGGCTGATTGTTGGCACACTCATTGCACGATTGCGCGCAGGGCCTTCAATGTAGGAATAATATTGGCCGATCATTTGCGCGCCACCATTGTTCACGCTGTTTGTGTAGTAACTAGCGGAACCAGCAGCAGCCGCTTTTTGTGGTTGCGGTGAAATTGCGGCCTTGCTAATTGTGCGATTAAAAATGCCCATGCGCTAAGTATGCCACCAAACTATTTGACCGTTGTGTATAGGCGACCGCCAAGCATCAACCGAGAAAGTAAGGCACTCGACGGCCGCCCGACAAAATACTAGCCACCTGCAACAACAATCATTGGTTTCCCTGTTGTGGTTGGTCGTGATGCCAGCGCCGCTGACCACACTAAACAGCGCGCTAATTCGATTGGGCCTGGTGATCGTTGCGATGATAACGCGATGCTGTTTTGTGACCGTACTGCGACCGCACGCTGGACATGTTCAGCCAGCATTGTTTCGCCTGTGTGCCACAACAGTTTTTCGTGAATCATTGATCTTATGCGAGGCGTAAATTTTAGGATTTCTGCGTATCCGACGACGATGCGGCGGCGCTCTAATGCGGTTGGCCAATGAATGTCAATTGATGGACTGATCGCAAATTTGACTGTTGAATCTTTAGCGATTTGGTTGACTTCGTTCAACATTTGATCGTAGGTATCGGCAACGAATGCGACTGTGACGATTGTGCGACGGTCGGGCAATACAACTGATCTGACACCGAAATAGCGTTCGTCTGTCAGTGATGATTCGATGGCGACGACACCGCCAGCAGGTATCGGATCGGCATATTCCAGTTCTGTCCAAATTCCTGGCTGAATCCAAGATTTATCGCTGGCCACCCATAAATTACACGATGCCCTTAAGAAACTTATGCGGTCAGGATTTTCGGATTCTGCTGCAATCGTTTTCATGTCTAATGTCGTGCCCAATGCAGGATTCGCATATGGCCAAGATTGTGGATTCATTGGTGATAAGTCTGGCGGCGGCGACCATTCCGCAAAATAAAGTGTTGACGGTTCATGTTTGTCGATCTGTCGCAATCCTTGTTCACGCCAACGCAACATTGCGGTTGATGCTTCTGTTCCAGCGGTAGACCACATAGACAACAATGGTGATCGTTGTGCGCGTTGCGCTGGCAACAAACCGCCATCGACTACTTCGCGGTTGATGTCCCAACATTCGTCAGCCACGATCAGGCTGGCTGACATGCCGTGCCCAACCGAATTGTTAGCGGCCCGAATAAACCAGCGTGACCCATCAGGCATTGTGACACTATTGCGGCCATAACTGGACATCAGTTTTGCGTTAAAATGTTTTTGCAAAATCGGTGCCAAATAGTCGTACAGCATGACCGCCAAATCCAGGCGATGCGCAGTAGATAACACAGTCTGCGGTTTATCACGCACACTTGACATTGAAGTCAACCACCAACCAACAAGCGCAGCCAACGCAACAGTTTTACCGTTCTGCCGCGCAGTCGAAACCAAAGAATAACGATGCACCAAATCACCATCATCACCAAACGCCAACTGACCATCTAAAACACGCTTCTGCCAATCCATCAAATCCATATTCAGATATTGGGCAGACCACTCAGCCACCTCAGAACCAAACGATCCAGCGTGATCCGCCACCATCGTTTCCAATCTTGGCTGCGCATGGCCAATCAGCGCCAGTTCAGGCTGGTCATTTGCGATAGAGAAGGATTGGGTCGGGCTCCCT